GCACGTTCTATCAACTACATCACTCTAAACTTTGTAGCGGTCAGATCTGGTGTTGACTTCGAAGAAGTCGCTGGAAGACAGGTATAAGGAGATAGAAAATGGCAGTTTTAGGCGTCGATGATTTTAAAGCAAAACTACGTGGTGGTGGTGCTCGTCCTAATTTATTTAAGGCGACAATTAACTTCCCGGGTTATGCTAATGGCGATGTAGAATTAACATCGTTCTTGTGTGAAGCAGCTCAATTGCCTGCTTCAACAATTGGTACAATTATTGTTCCTTTCCGTGGTCGTCAGTTGAAAATGGCTGGTGATCGTACATTTGATGTATGGACACCGACAATTATCAACGATACAGACTTTAATGTTCGTAACGCTATGGAGCGTTGGATGAACGGTATGAATGCACATAGTGCAAATACTGGTCTAACAAATCCTGTAGATTACGAAGCAGATCTAGTAGTTGAACAAATAGACAAAGACGGATCTACATTGAAGACTTATAACTTTAGAGGTTGTTTCCCAACAGCAATCGCTCCTATCGATCTAAGCTATGCAGCTGAAAACGATATTGAAAGATTTTCTGTTGAATTCCAAGTACAATACTGGGAAGCAGCAACCACTACTTAATACGACTATAAATATTTTGAGGGGCTTAAAGGCCCCTCTTAACTTAAATTAGGAAATACCATGGCTGAACAAAGTGGACTTAGATTATTTGGTTTTGAAATAAAAAGAGCAACAGATAAAACTGCTGATCAACGGCAGTCTATCGTGCCTCCTGTGGATCAGGATGGTGCCGGATATGTCACAGCAGCCGGTGCACACTATGGTACGTACGTTAACCTTGGCGAAGGTGATCACGCAAAAGATAATATGCAGAATATTAGACAGTATCGTGCTGTTTCTGATCATCCTGAAGTGGATGCTGCTATTGAAGATATTGTAAATGAATCTATTACAGCAAATGAGAATCAATCGCCTGTTAGTTTAAAGCTAGATCACGTCGAAGGACTCAGTGATCAACTTAAAAAAGCAATGACAGATGAGTTTGATAATATTTGCTCTATGTTAAAATTTACAGATTTAGGTCATGATATTTTTAGAAGATGGTATGTTGATGGTAGAATTTATCATCACCTTATAGTTGATGATAAAAATTTAAAACAAGGTATTCAAGAAATTCGTCCTATCGATGCTACAAAGATTCGTAAAGTAAAAGAAGTTAAGAAGAAAAAAGATCCTGTAACAGGAGCAAATATTGTAGAAAATGTAAACGAGTTCTACATTTATCAAGAAAAACCTGGCGGTATGAATCAAGGTATTAAATTATCAAATGATTCCGTTTCTTATGTTACATCAGGTTTATTGGATGTTGATAGAAAAAGAGTTGTTTCTCACTTACAAAAAGCTCTGAAGCCAATTAACCAATTAAGAATGATGGAAGATTCTCTAGTCATTTATAGACTATCGAGAGCTCCTGAAAGACGTATATTCTATATTGATGTAGGTAACTTACCACGTGGTAAAGCCGAAACATATATGAAAGATATTATGGCACGTTACCGTAATAAACTTGTATATGATGCAGACACAGGCAAAATCCGAGATGATCGTAAGCATATGTCAATGCTTGAAGACTTTTGGCTACCACGTCGTGAAGGTGGCAGAGGTACTGAGATCTCGACTCTTCCTGGTGGAGAAAACCTAGGACAGATCGACGATATTATTTACTTCCAAAAACGTCTTTATAGATCTTTGAACGTACCAATTAATAGATTAGAACAAGAGGCTCAGTTTTCTCTTGGTAGATCTACAGAAATTAGCCGCGATGAATTAAAGTTCCAAAAATTTATTGACCGACTCAGAAAACGTTTTTCTATGTTGTTTACAGATATTTTGAAAAAACAACTTATAATGAAACAAATTATAACTGAAGAGGATTGGAATAACTGGCAGCAGGATATTGTAGTTGATTACATAAGAGATAATCACTTCTCTGAACTAAAAGATGCGGAACTAATTCAAAATAGACTACAAACACTAGATACTATGCAGCAATATGTAGGTGAATTTTTCTCAAAAGAATATGTAATGAGAAATGTATTACAATTAGATGATGATGAAATTAAAGACATGAAGCAACAAATCGAACAGGAAAAGTCATCAGGTGAAATACCTGCTGATGATGAACAAGAAGATCAGCAATAATGTCTGAAAAAGAATACATCGTAAGCTTAAAACGAGGTGTAGATCCAGCTGCGTTTGGTGCAGAGATGACCCAATCATCAGGGAGCGGAACTGTACCTAATAGAAGCGTTGATGTAGTAAATAAAAGAGAAGCATCTCAACGAAATACTCACTACGCTTTAACAGCAGAAGAAGTAGAAAAATTAAAAAACGATGATAGAGTAATTGGTGTAGAAATACCTCCTGATCAAAGAGACGATATTTCAATTGGTTTAGCAGGCCGTCAAATAGCTAATTTTAATAAAACCTCATTAAACGATGGAAACCATGTGAATTGGGGATTAAGACGTTGTATTAGTAATACGAATCCATATGGAATTTCAGAGGCCGTAAGTGGTGATTATACCTATAGTCTAAACGGTGAAGGTGTTGATGTAGTAATTCAAGATAGTGGTATAGAAAGAACACATCCAGAATGGGAAGATGAATCAGGTAATAGTCGCTTATTTGAAATAGATTGGTATGCAGAAAGTGGAGTGAGTAGTGACGTTCAAAGCCCATTTCATTATAGAGATTACGATGGACATGGTACACATGTAGCTGGAATTGCTGTCGGAAAAAATTATGGTTGGGCAAAAAACGCCAGAATTTTTTCAATGAAAGTAGCAGGACTAGAAGGCACTGGTGATGTTGGAGGAATACCTATTGTATATTGCTTTGATGCAATAAAATTATGGCATAGAAATAAACCTATTGATCCTATTACAGGTTATAAAAGACCTACTGTTGTTAACATGAGTTGGGGTTATGGTTCATATTTTTATAACGTTGATCGTGGTGTTTATAGAGGTGTTTCATGGAACAGTCCAGATACTACAGGAATTTACAGAGACACATCTAAGGGTATGATAGGTAGCCCAGTCGATGAAACTTTTGGTTATAGATTCGGAATACGACTATCTAGTATAGATACTGACATTCAAGAAATGATTGATGAAGGTATTCATATAGTTGTAGCTGCTGGTAATTATAGACAAAAAATTGATGTGCCAGGTGGAGTAGATTATGATAATTATTTTGTAAATACTTCAAATATAGGTTATTATTATAATAGAGGGTCTAGTCCATACGATGATCAGGCCTTTATTGTTGGTAATACAGATTCTTTAGTTTATAGTGCAAACGTAGAGCAAAAAGCTGGATCATCTGAAACTGGACCTGGCGTAGACTTATATGCTCCAGGTACTAACATTATTAGTAGTTGCAGCAATGCAAATCAATTTGCAGCAATTCCATATTATTTAGATAGTGCTTATACGCAAGTCAATTTATCAGGTACTAGTATGGCGGCTCCTCAAGTTGCAGGTCACCTTGCTTGTATATTACAGATGAAACCTAATATATCAGTAGATGATTTAAAAACTAAAGTAATAAATCAAAGTGTAAAAGACTACATATATAGTACCGGTTTAAATAATGATTATACAAACGAAAGAAGTATTTCAAACGGTAATAATCGTTTTTTATATACTCCTTACTCTAACGAATATAGCTTTACCATTGAAAGGAATTCATAATGGAAATCGAAGATTTAATTAACAACGTAATTGACCAAGATTTTGCAAAGGCAGAGCCAACATTTAAAGACATTATGTCGTCTAAAATTGATGATGCATTAGAACAAGAAAAAATTGCAATGGCAGACATCATGTTTAATGGTGCCGAGGTAGATGAAGAAGAATCAGCTGATTTAGATGATGATATTTCAGATGAAGATATGGAAGTAGCGATTGATGAGCTAGAACCAGAAGAAGTTGAAGAAGAAGAAGTTTAATTTACTTCTCAAGAACAAAACTATTATAAATAAAAGTTAGAACATAAAAAATGACAAAAACATTAAAAAACATTAGAGAACGATTATCTAAAAAAAGGTTACCTGGTGATACAGTGTATACCAAAAAAATTGGTAAGAATGAACTGATGATTAAAAAAATAAAAAATGAGTTTGTTGTTTTTATTGATAATGAAAAGCTTGATTCCTATAAAAATCAGCGTGAAGCTGAAAGAATGGGAAAAGAGTTTTTAAAACAATATAAGGGTTAACTGATGAAGCTAATTACAGAATATACTGAAACAGATGTTCAGTGCATTGTAGAGAAAAAAGAAGATGGCTCTAAATCACATGTGATTGAGGGTATCTTTGCTATGGCTGAATCAAAAAACCGAAATGGACGTGTTTATCCTAAAGCAGTTATGGAAAGTGCTGTAAACAAATACGTCAAAGAACAGGTTTCCAAGGACAGAGCGGTAGGGGAATTAAATCACCCTGATGGACCAACTGTTAACTTGGATAAAGTTTCTCATAAGATTACTGAACTCAAATGCGAGGGAAATAATGTTATGGGGAAGGCACGAATTTTGGATACTCCAATGGGCAATATTGTAAAAGGTTTGCTTGAGGGTGGTGTTCAACTAGGTGTCTCAACTCGTGGTATGGGTAGCCTTGAGCAACGTA